TTTGTAATCCTAGCAGTTGTCCATTTATATCAGCTGCAGTTTTTATCATGCCAGCAAGCACTTCAAATGCACGAGGATGCTCAGCGTCACTTGCAAGAGCATGCATTGTGCTTATAGCCTCGTCACTTGTATCAATAAGTTTTTTAATACGCTCTCGTGCAAATTTATAATCTTCTTCGGCGTGCAATACAATTTCATCGTGTGATGGCCCAACTGGAGATCCAGTTGAGACTGCAATTTCATGTTTTACCGGTAAGACGTTTTTTTCAAGAGATGCCAGTATGGTATCTTTGTCTTTTTTCATAATTATGGGTCCTCATCAAATCCGTAGGTTGTAACTACTGTATAGTTTTCTGGAGTGTCATTTTCTAGGTCTCCAAGTTGTACGTGTACTCGGTCAATACCATCCCCCACTTCCAGCAACGCGCCTGGTGTTATAGGCGTGTCATAGAGGTCAATGTTAACAACTTTAATAATTTTTGCTGGGCCAGACTGTATGCCCATAAACTTAAATTTAATGTCAAAATCCAATGTGTAGATGATTGTACGACGACTATTACCAAAGTCACCTTCATAGTCATCTTGCATGTTTGTGCTTGTTAACAGTATAGGCACATCAGTAATGCTGCCAGGACCCTCAAGATCTTTTACTGCTACGGTATAGTCTGGAGTAAAGTAAGGAACAATCTGTTCAAACACCTGGAGTGCGTCATCCTGATGATGCGCAAGTATACTCAATTGAATACTGACTTTATATGGAATGCCTTGATATATTTTGGTCTTTGTATCAGAGTCACCTTCAACCAAATATAATTTGCTATTAAGTTTATTTAGTTTACTTGTTGAATCATAGGCTATTGAAGTAATCTCAAAACTCATACGAGGTAGTTTGATTGCTACGTCTCCAAACTCTTCATTTTGTTGGCTTGACAGTCGCGCCAAAAACTTTTGGTGTGGGCCATATGATATAGGCACTCGTTGAATGCCAGTCATCTTGCCATTTACTTTTTTCGCAATAGAAACATCATTAAAGATTGTGCCAAACACTGCTACAATCTTTTTAAGATTTCCATTATAATAGTATGATGAATTTAACATGGCTTATGACGGGTCTCCAAACGGGTTACTTTCACTAAAGTCAATATAGTCATTTCCTATAATATCAAAAGAACTATTTTGAGTGAGATCATCATTAACAAATAGTGCTGCATCTCCATCGTTTAAATCAATTACAGAAGTTACCGTTGATGTGGTGCCAGAAGTTTGACCTGTTAACTCAGCGCCAACTGTCAATGTATGAAACTCTCCATCATTAAATGTTAAGGTACCAAATGTTGCAATGCTACCATTTGTGGTATGTTCATATTGCAATAACTCTGCTTCTCCAAGGATTCCTGATGGCAACTCAATTGTTAGAGTTTCACCAAGATCGTGTACATCTCCTCCATCAAAGTCAAGTAGGGCGCGTGAGCCTTGAGTATGACCGACTTGTATCAAGTCAACCTCTGCTATTCCAGTATCAATCTCTTGACCGCTGTATTCGAAGAGTTCACATGTAAGTTTAAATGTAGGTATAGTCCCCTTTGTATCGCCACTGCCTCCAAGTTGGAAAAATGGACTCTTGTCTTCAACAAATTTGATTTCGAAGAGTCCGCCACTGAATGGTACATAGATGAGATCACCTTCACGCGGCCGAACGCTGTCATTTGTATAACCATGACGACCTATAAGTGAGTTCCATCGACGACGACTGCACACAAGTGTCAATTGATCTCGTGTTTCAAGACCAAATTTTGTCATAAGGTCACCGTCACCTTCAAAGCCATCAACACTTTCAACAAACATTTCAATAAGAAATGATGTGTCAAAGCTTGATATAACGTCTTCGTTTAGGATAAAGTCTTGCTTTACAATCTTACGTGGAATATAAAAGACGTCATGCCCCATAATTTTCATAGACTCGATAAGCAAATCTTCAAGAAGATTTTGCTCAGGTCTGTAACGTTGGCTAAAATATACACTACGAGGCATAATATGTATTTATAGGAAACTTAATCTAACTATTGAGTGGTATATATCCTTGAGATATTAAATTACTCCATTTATCAGAATTTGGACGAGCTAATTTATTACCATATTCTGGATGAATTAATTTTCGTAAACCAATTTTACTATCTCTAACCTTATTTCGGCATTCTTCACGAGACATTGCATTATTTTCTCCAGATCCTTTACCTTTTCTATTTATATAATTAAGCTATATAGAATTCACTAGCCGCAGAAAAAGTCTGGGGGCATTTGATACTTAAGATCAAAATCTGTTTCAATCTTTTCAATATCATTAAGAGCATCTTCATACATAGCTCTACCATTGATTGTAACACCACCAGGAAGAGTCATGCCATCAAATTTTAATAAATTTATTGACCATTGACGTTTCAACAATGCTGTAAGATATTTTTTAAGAAGCATATCATTGTACACATCAGTAAAATCATTTGGGTTGATTGTTTGATAACCTTCAATTATAATATACTGACCAATATTTACATAAGTTTTCCAGTCGTCTTGAATGCTCAGGCGATTCATGTGACGAGTAAATATAATCTGCTGAGTTGAGCCTGTAAGTATAAGCTCAATCGAGTTCATATACTGTTTTGTCATCTCATAGTTGATGAGTGAGTCGGGTTTGCGTAGTCCATAGAGGTCATTTAAAAACATCTGATATTTAACACTAAACATATCAGCAGCATCACCGCTGCTCAAGTTTAGGACACGAAGCACACTAATAAGTTGATCAGGCAGAGTAATATAGTTGTGGTCATAGTCTGCTTGTGTGACTTTATGTTTATAAAATGTACGAACCACTGCGTCGCTGTGATATTCTTGATAAAACTGAATGGCTTCATCGATACGATCTTCAATCTGATCTTCGTCAATGTTAATTTCAAGCACTGGCGCACCGAGTGCACGAAGGCAATAGTCTGCTAATTCTTGGCGGGATGTTGGTTTTGCCATAATATATTATTTATAAGACTATTATGGAACCTCAGGATAATTAGTCGCCTTTGCATATGAGGAAATAACTTTTGCTGCGTAAAAATTATTATTCCATGTTGTTGCCAACCAAGGATATGGTTCAGTGCTCCAAGCTCTGGCTATTTCACTACCGCTAGTTTCATAGATCCACGCACTTCCGTCAAATCTTACAACTTCATCGCCATACTCGTAATTAAACCCACCGCCGGCGGGAGTAGTGCTAGAACCATAAGGCGCATAGCTGGTTTTTTGTAGATTTCTCCAACTTTGTCCGCTGAAAAATGGTCCATCCATCAATACATTAGCTGTAGCATCTGGTTCAGCAGCATTTGCTGGATTATCACTACCAATAGTAGCAACTGGATTGACATACTTGTATGACAAATCCATTCCAAGGCCAAATCTAACTCCTTGAAACATAAAATTAGAATAATACTGTTACTGCAGCTGCAGATATAGCGGTTCCGCTTTGGACTATACGCTGACCACCAAGAGGCCATACTCCTGGACTCAATGTAAGTACACGTGTCTGGCCATTTACTCCTTCAATTTCAATGGTTCCATTAGCAGTACCAGGCGCAATATAGAGTCCAGCAAATACTTTGCCAACCGTTGGCGTATAATAACCACCAGTAAAAGTTAATGCTTCATATGCAACAGCAGAGGAGTTTTGGTGTATTAAACCTTTTTCGTAAACGTTAGTACTCATAGTCTTATTTATATTATTCTCTTATAGAGATTCCGGTGTATAGCGAAAGACCAAGCGCAATCAATATGACATAGTGAGAAATGACTTCATTTGTATTAACGACAGCATTAACTGCTATTATTTGTATAATAGCGATAAGTGCTAGTGCTAACCATGCTGCGGTTTTCATGGCTTCTTCACATATTTTTCTGGTGAGCGTTCAAACTGCTTTGCAAGCTTTATAATTCCTCCAATAATCTCTGGAGATACGACGCCTATAATTCCATAGGTAATCGCTTTATAAAAACTTGAAATGTCGGTCTGTTCTAGTATAAACCAGGCGATTGATGCAGCTAGGGCGGCAGACATTATATTTTTAAACTGCTCGAGAATGGTATATTCTTTTTTTGCTGTCATGAGTCGGGCAAGCATCCCCGCCGCTCCAACTAGAGGAATTATCCAACCACCCTCTAGAAACTCTTTTAGCATCGATCTTTCTGGTTCCATTTATAATTATACTTTTAAAGTGTGAATCATCACAATATGACTATCAATCTAAATGTATTTATAAAAACACCGTTTTAACGGGTCAAGGCATGATCAACTGCATATTTATAAAAGAGTTCTTCCTGGAGGGCTCTTACCTTATATTTTTTAACAATATCATCTAAAGAATAATGAAACGCTGAAGTTATGTCATACATGCTTTTTATGTCTCCTGCATAGTAGTTGTCTATGCCCTTAAATTGTCTGTAATATTGAGGATATTTTAGACTCAATCCATTTCCAACTGTTGTCATTTTCAAGAGATTTTTAGTTGGTGTATAGCACACTTGCGTAGTAAATTTATCGTAACGTGTATTAACTACAAGATCATAGTCATAGGTATGATTATGATACAGGTGAGACACCAGATTAAACTTTCCGGCCCACATGCGTTTCCATGCCAATATTGGACAAGGACTGCCAGGAATGACACCTTCTAAGTTGCCGTGTAATTTTAAATGTGAGTCATCTTCAATACACACTCGTTTTATAGTTTGATTATGGAAATAATCAACTAGATGAGTTTTTTCAACTGCAAATGCGGTGCTATAGTCTAATTTACGATATGAGCTTTTTGCCTCTGACTCACTCCATGTATGAAGAAAAAGATCAACCGTGTGACCGTTTTGTTTTAACAGATTTATATAGTCATTTAAGCGCGTGTCTTGTAGCCCGCCTCTTAGGTGCCCACGTATGCATAATGCTAGTTTCATAGATCCTTTAACTTTAACATGACGTGTTTAATTGCCATCCACATGTCTAGGTATTTATAGGTTGCAAGTCGGCCAACAAAAATCACTCCCTTTTCTGCCTTTGCTAGTGATTCATAGAGTCGATATGTTTCCTGTCCTTCACCCCAAGGAATAGGATAAAACGGAATGTCTCCCGGCCCACATTCTTTCGGGTGTTCAGACGTGACTACTGTTGGACCGACATGATCTGGCATAAAATAACTGTGATCATAGATTCGTGTATAGTCGGTTGTGCTATTGTTTTGATTTACAATAAATGTGTCTTGCTTTTCACACAACACATGATGTTTAAACTCAAGTGAACGATATGGCAAACGTCCATATATCGTGCCAAAATAGCTATCAATCTTGCCAGTATAGACAATCAAATCACCCGCCTCTCGCTTGTACATCCAATCATCTTCTCCACAATTTAGATGTACTGTGACCCCTTCGAGCATCTTTGTAAACATTGCAGAGTAACCATCTTTTGGTACAGCTTGATACTTTTGACCTTCAAACCAGGTTGGATCTTCGCATTCTGCAGTCTTTGGAATTCGATTTGTAATTGTGCTTGGAATCTCGTCGAACGGCACTCCCCATTGCTTTTCGCTATACTCCTTAAAGATATATTCTACAATCTCTTCTTGAGACAGCTCACGACCAAGTTCAGATACTGTTTTCTTGCTGTATGGCAAACTTACTTGGCCAAGTCGGGTGTCTCCCTTTGGACGCAGCGCAAACGGGGTCCATTCGGTATAACGACTAAGAAACTCATAGACCTCTTCATCGTCGGTATGAAAAATATGAGGACCATATTGATGTACAAGTGTATTTGTTATATAAGCATCAGCACAGTTTCCACCAATATGTGGTCGTGTTTCATAAATCTCTACGGCGTATCCTTTTTCTTTTAGGAGCACCGCAGCAGTAATTCCAGATAACCCGCATCCAATTATTTTAGCACTTTTTTTCATATTAAATCATTTTATCATAAATTTGTGTAGTTGTACACAATAAATATATCTATATGAAATTAAATGAAAAAGTCTATATTAAAAGCGAATTTAAGGATCTTCTCCGCAGTATGAATGTTGGCATTGTCGACTACATTGTTGTCTACAAAATTGAAGGCGACAAAGTATTTTTTAAAGCAAACTCTGCACGTTTACATCTTTCAAAAGAAGAGTTTGAAGAGGTACAACTAAGCGCCTAGGTTATAAATGGTTTGACTGTCAAAATACAATTATTGATCTAGATACAGTATTATCGTCACATCCAACATTTTGTTTGAGGATTGTGTCAGTCATAATAGGAGTCTATCCAGAGGTTAGGGTTTAATCAAGGGTTATTGGTAGTATTAAGAGGTGAATCCAGCATTTACAGAATAATTTCCTGTAATACTAACACCTCCACCAACTGGTTTATTCGAGCTTGCAAATGACGAAAGAACCGTCCTTGGATTTGAAGGTTCAGAAAAAATGGAATTATCTCCAGCAGTATGGAAAAAAGGATCACCAATAAGGCGGACGGACTTACCAGTTCCCGTTGTTGTGGTGAATCTAATACACGGATTTGTTGAATATGTTATTGCCCGTCCACCTCTGATTACCAACGCATTTGGGGTGGAATCATTTCCATATTCCAACGAGAATAACGTGCCGTTACCGAAATTATCTATCAATGTTTCGTATTTCGCTCCAACCACACCACCAACAATCTGAAAACATTTAGGACCGTAACATGCGATTGTCCAGCAGTCGCAAGACATCTGCGCCGATGATCCTGAAGTTGGGAAAAATGCAAATCGCGAGCAATAGGTAAACTTTACAGCGTAGTGTAGGTTGCTGCTTGTACCAGCGCAGCTAATTATGGTTGATGCCAGCGCGTAAACAGTTTCAGCATTTACAACCAGAACTCCAGTTGACACATCAAAAATTGTCGCAGCATTCAGTGGTGACGTTGTGGTGCTTATAGTGGCGCATTCAACTGAGCACAGTTGTGTTTGCAGGTCGCCTCCAGATTGAACCCAAAATCCGTTTGTGCTTCCTGTTATGATAAACTGACCGCCTCCGCTAATTGATTTGGATTCGTTTGCGAGTAGCAAAAATACAGGATTACCAGAAACGCTACACGTAACAACGGCTCCCTCTTCAAGATGCAGGTTGCCTCTACCATTAAGGAGGATTGTTTGCGTGATGGTGTAGTTGCCAGCACGGACGCGCACTGTGTCACCGATTACTGATGCAGCCATAGCTGCGCCGATAGTGGCGAACGGCACGGAAATACTGTACTGGCTTAACGATCCTCTTGTGTCTGTTCCGTTTGTGTCAACGTATATTGTCCTACTGGTGACTAATTCTTGAGTGCTTCCATCAGCCTTTAAAAATTGTGCACTTGTGCCGCCAGATCTTATGAATGATGAAGCAGTTGCTGAACCACTTGCATTTATTGCAGTGTTTAGCGTAAGAGTCGTATTTGATAACTCTAAAAGGTTCGATCGACTAGAGTCGCTCGATCCCCAACCAACAATAAATGGTTTTGTGTTTGATGTATCAATCGTATTATATTTGCCAATAATTGTTTGATATACACCAGATGAAACAAGTCCTTGACCTCCAACTGTAGTGCTATAATTAGCATTAATAAAACTATCTTCTCCGCCAAGTGCCATAGAATGATCAGCAAACACTCCTGCCTTATGACCAAAAGAATATGAAAAGTTTCCTTCAACTTCTGCGCAATTTCCTAAAGATATTGCTTTACTACCACCAGTTGTTGTAGGGGTCGTATTAGAAGTTGGAAAACGATGGAAAATAAAATGTGATGTTGATGGAGTATATTGGTGAATTGCATCAGTAGATCCTCTATATAATGTCCAACCAGTGGCTCCCACATAAGTTCCACTAGTAGTATTAAACCCGCTAATAGCATTTCCAACAGAAATTATAAACGTATTGGCATCAATGACTTTTTTAACAAATGTATTATAACTTCCAACTACTAATCCAATTTTAGTGCTTCCAGCAACAGTAAATACTAATGGTAGTCCCTCAAATGCATTATGTCCTGTCATTTCAACTTTAACATATCTGCCTATACCAGACCATGCTCCAGTCAATGACACTCGTGTTCCGGTTAATTCTGTTGGTGCAAATGAAACTCTAATATTATTAAAACCACTTACTGGATTAACAAATGTAGTTGAAAAACTTGCTAAACTTGGAGTCCAATTTACGCTATTAAATCCTTCTAACGAAAAGGTATATTGAATTTTAGATTGCCCATCGATCGTTACTGTTGTAGGACCAGCAGTAACGATCCCGTTGTAGGTATTTGCTACTACACCAGGAGGAGCTGGATTCATAGTTATTTGAATAAAATCACCAACATTTAATCCAGTTGCATTAGCGTTATAATTTATTTTTAAACCAGTCGCAAGAAATGGAAATACATTGTTTGTCACCACAACTTCTCGTGTGTCGATGCTGTGTATATTTGACTCATTAAAAAATTGTAAAGACGCAGTAGTCATTACAGTAGTCAACGTAAAAGTATTTGCATTAGTAGTACTTGCTCCGCCATTTTGAATCATTTGCCAACTTTGACGATTTTGCGTTGTCCACTGAACGTGAGTATGATCACTGCCATTTGTAAAGTTTGGTATACCTGCGGCAAATGTCATACCATGAACAACCCGCGCTCTACCATCAACTACCAATGGAGTGCCTGGGTCAAAGTTGCCATTATTTATAATATTTAACCCATATTGTGATTCTGTTGGTGTTCCACGAATAGTAACGAATTTATTATTAACCGTTATTGGAGCATTTATTGTTTTTGTTCCAGTTATAGTTTGTGATTCACTTAAATCAACTCTATTGTTTAATGCAGTCGCAGTTGCAGTAGATATTGGTTTATCTAGGTCACTTGTATTGTCCACGTTGCCGAGTCCAACCATACTCTTTGTGATACCACCAACTGTTCCAGAGAATGTTGGGTTTGCAATGTTAGCTTTAAGGTTTAATGCAGTCGCAGTTGCAGTAGATATTGGTTTATCTAGGTCACTTGTATTGTCCACGTTGCCGAGTCCAACCATACTCTTTGTGATACCACCAACTGTTCCAGAGAATGTTGGGTTTGCAAGGTTTGCTTTGTTATTCAGTTGATTTTGTATATTCGAAGTGGCACTAGATAAATACCCCAATTCATCAGAAGTTACATTTGATATTGCAACTTTACCGGACGCATTTGACACCAATGCTCTTGATGACGTCAAGTTTTCAGTAGAAATAGATGACGCCGCTCCAGTGAGTATTGGATTTAATTGACTAATATTATTATTAGCATTTTTATAGTATAATCTACCGTCGGCATAATTTAACGCGACTTCTCCATAAGTTAAATCTGATTCTAATGGTACTTTTCCAATTATTGAGGAATTTTTTAGAATAAATGTAGTTGATATAGTTGGCATATATTATTAAATTAAAATGTTCCTCCAGTATAGACTATTGTTTGATTGGAATTATTTTCTGGGTTATAATCATTACTCGTGACGCTAGGTGATACATCAACTTGTCCTTCGGCTACTCGTCTAACATCACCTAAAGTAGAATGTACAATTTCAATATCATAAACATATCTGCCCGGTTTTAATGTAGCAGATATGTTATTTGATAGTGATATTACAATTTTTCCATTTGTTGGATTTGGTATATCTAGTATAAAATCATAAAAAAGAGTAGAATTATATGTTCTACGCATTTGACCTCTAACAAAATAATCTGTTAGATCTGTTGGCAATCCGTTGCTGTCTTTTACGTCTATAGTTGACGCATAGGTGCTGCCTTGATCGATATAAATGTTGCTATACGTCGCCATATAGTCTATTTATAATATGATAATTAAAAATATTTTGGATATGCTTGGCCAGTAAGACCATTTGAATGTGTTCCGACACTACCGGATTTTGTTGTGCCAGCGAGAGTATCTCTTAAAGTTACAGTTGTAGTTGATCCTGATGGTATACACCCTCTTGTTTCCTTCCATCCAGCTGTAGAAGGACGCGGTAATACACCGGTTATGTCATAATATCCTGCATCAGTTGCTGGGACAATACCTGTTATAGTGTTAGGAACAGAGTTTAATAATTCATTTTGAGTTATGCGTAATGTAGTATTCCAATTTGGAATACTACTCATTGAGTTATTTGCAAATGATACAGTAACATTACATTTACCATCAGATCCGTACTGTAGTATGCTATCACGTTTTATTAAAACTCTAATAAACCCACCTTTCTTACCCCACGTCGCTGTACCAACATCTCGATATACATCAACTCTAAGACCAATACTATAATTTATTGGGTCTAGTGATGTGTCATTTATTCCAACCGCCGAGCTCGTCACAAGTATTCCCCCACTTGTACTTCCAGTACGTATACTTGCAGTAAAGCTTGTAGGCCCTTCAGTAAATGAGTCAGTGTTTGCAGTCACTGCGAATGAGTTGCTGCCACTAGAAACAACAAAACTTCCATTATTAGGCGTCAAGTCAGACCTAGAGAGTGTCCAATATAGCGTCGTGCCAGGGTTAACATTTGTAGTAGAGACATTAAATGTTACCGAACCCCCTTCATTAATAGCAGATAATGAAGGCGCAATAGAATATGTTGGAATTGGAATTGAAGAGTCAATTAACCCAATTGCATCGCTACGCTTGACTTCTGGGCCAGATTGAGAACCAGTACGAAGAATCGCCTGAAATGTAACATATCCTTCGGCAGTTGCATCAGTAGATGCAGTCGCACTAAAACTTGCTGTGCTAGAGTTTACTGTAATTGTACTTGCGCTTAATGTTAAGTCAGTTCTAGACAGTGACACATACAGGACTGTTCCATTAGGCACATCAGTTGTGGTTAATGTAAAGGTGACAGTTCGGTCAGTCGTTTCATTGATTGAAGTTTTATTTGCGACAATTGTGTATGTAGGAATAATTTCAAAACCGTCATTCATAAACAAGTCACGCAAGTCAATGCCAGCAGAATTTTTAAGTCCTGTAAGTTCAGGTATTCGATCCCCTGCTCCTCGACTAGGCTCATAGCGGCTCGCTAAATCTTGAGTCACGTATGGGTTTGTAGAGGTCACTACATTATAACCACACGCTGCCCCAGCAGTTCCTACGCGTGGTTTAAACATATCATCAAAGTCAGTACCGTTTATTGTATAACCGGTTGGCATAGTTTATCGTTGTTCTAATTGTTTTTCGAGTGTCTGCACACGACCAGTCAACTCTTTTACTGCTTCAATGAGTACTGCAGTCAATTTTCCATAATCTATGCCTTCAACCTCGTCAGTTTCTGTCTTATGCACAAGTTCTGGATAAACCTCATTCACCTCTTCTGCTATTAATCCAAGATCAGCCTTTTTAGTTTCTTTCCAAACATATGAAACTCCGTTTAACGAGTTTACTTTAGCCAGCGAATCTTGTAGCGGGCGTATGTCTTTCTTATAACGAATCGAAGAACGAGATGTAAATGAAGCAGCATTTACATCTGCACCAAAGGTCGCATTATTGGTCTCTAAGTTAATGTCTAATGGCCAACGACCATTAAGATCTTGCATCGTTGTAGAATTATTGCCAGACGAACGACGTATAGAAAATATATTGTTGTCTACATATATCATCGAACCACGATGATTTGTGTCTTGAAGATATATTGTTGGAGTTTCGTAGTTTAAATAGAGCGCATTATTACCTGTAAATGTTGAAGCCTTTAGCGGAGCAAAGGCGGTGTCTCCCGCGTCACGTATTTCTAATCCTGATCCGCCACGAACATGTTTTAGCAGTGTTGCAGTTGAACCAACAGCATGTAATGCTAGCAATGTATTTCCAGATGTGCTGCGCGTTTCAAGTCCAGCGGTAGCCCACCCAACTTGTCCGTTTGTTACTGAACGACACGGCCCATATGTTTCAAGTGTTTTTGTGTCACCAAAAAACCTTGCAGAAATTTCTTGCTTGCCATTGAATATTGTAGTGTTTAAAAAGTTTGTAACTGTGCTATCACTGCTTTCAAAGTTAAGCGCAATTTCTGCGTTATTTGCAAAAGTCGTATTAATTTGATTTCCAATAATTTCTATGGCTCCAATTATTTGACGTGATGATGTCACAGTATTGTCTGACGCTACTGACAGCCCTCGAATGTTTATAGCACCAGCACCAGCATTAAGGATGCTTAATGCTCCATCTACCCCAGGGCTGCGTATAATGCGGGCGTCATAATCAACTAGTGGCACAGATGAATGAAAATCTATAAAAGAATTATCATTACTTGTAATTCCACTTCCAAGTTCTAAAGCTCTTGTTAAAAGTGTAGTAGTATTAGTCCAACTTGGACCACCCGCAGAAAGTTTTGCCGGAGTAATTTCACCATCTTTTATTTTTATAGCAACTACAGCGTCTGTTGCAAGTTTAGATTCAGTAATTGCACCAGCATTAATGCTTATTGGTATATTAATATTTTCGGTGCCATCAAAAAGAGGAATTGGAGAAGATGTAGTAACTTCTCCAGTAACATTTATGGCACGAGCAAAACGTAAGCGATCCGCCACTGCAGATCCAAAAAGAGTCTTATCAAGAATAATACTACGCGTAGAGTTGGTGGGGTCAGTAAATTTTAATCTATTGATGTCCAAAAATTCCCCCTGTAGGAGTGATGCAGATCCAAGATCTAAACTATCACGTATATGCCCCTTTTCAACTTCTGTGGGAGCATTTAGTAAATATGGACCTAAATTAATTGGTGTTGACATATAAGCTTATTTATATTGAATAAATTCTAGCAGTTCCTCCAGTAGATGTATATGGCGCGCCAACTATTATTTTTTTAGAATTTTTACTAAGAGATACAGAAAGCCCAGATTGTTCACCGACAGATTGTCCTTGTAATAATGGACGTATTTGTTTCCAAATGACATTAGTATTATCAAATTCATAAACTTGGGCCCCTCCCGAGTCGATTCCACTAGCATTGTCTCTAAATGGAGCTCCAATTGCCAATATATTTCCTTCAGAATTTAGTGACACTGAATAGCCAAGTAAGTCTCCAGGATTTCCATTTAAATCTAGTCCTTGCTGAGACCATGATCCAGATGTGCCAGCACCACCGCTCCATTTATACACTCTAGTCGTTCCAGCATCGTTGTTTGCGCTGGTGTCATCCTGTATATTTCCTATCGCAACAATATCTCCAACATCATTTAACGAGATATTAAATCCAGACTGTTCATTTATACTGGAACCATCTAGATCTATTCCTAATTTGATCCAACTTGTTCCGGATGTATTATGATAAACTCTAGTATGACCTGCTTGAGTAATTGTTCCTCCAATATCGTTAAATGGTGCACCAATTGCAACTCTATTTCCACTCGAATTTAATGATACACACCAACCAGATTTATCTCCATTTGCCTCTCCAGCGATTATTCCACGTGAATTCCAAGTTGTTCCGCTTCCAGAATAATCTAATATTTCAACTGCTCCTCTATCAGTTCCAGTGACACTATTTGTTGGTGCTCCAACTGCAATACGATTTCCAGCAGAATTTATCGCAACGCTCCAACCAGCAGCGGTTGCAGTTTCAGTACTATTTCTTATAACAGTATATGACGTTCCATTCCAAGAATAAACTTGAACATTAGAATTTCCTGGACTGCCAATAACTATTCTGGTTCCATCACCATTTATAGCAACAGAATAACCAAGCTTTTGACCGCTAAGAGCTCCAAGGAATGGATCTCCTCGCTGTTCCCATAATTTAGCAGTTGCATTGAATGCATAGACAACTGCTCGCCCTATATTATTTGTATCAAAATTTGGAGCGCCTATTATACAAACTGTACCGGTAGCATTCATCGCAACGCTAAACCCAAAATCATCACCTGCCGCAATTGCGTTTAGCATTGGTGAGTCTAGTATTATAGTTTGGTTAGATAATACTACTTTTCTAAAATCACTGATATTCATGTTAATATAACGTGCCTAATGCAATAAATTTACCTGTTGTTGTTGATCTATAGATATAAATTGATGAATATTTTACTGTATTGCTTATTGTGACTGCATCATTAATTGTATTTCCAGATGATCCAGCAATATTAATTGTAAGAGTGTTTCCGCCTACATTTACAATGCCAATACTCCATGCATTATCAGCGGATGCATAGACAGGAAGAACTAGTGTGTTTGTTCCAGAAACATGAAATATTTTACCAGAATCAGCATTATTAAAAGTTTTACCGCCTCCAGTTATAGTCGAATCGATTGACGTAATAATATTACCATCAACTGTTAAGTCACCAGTTATCGTTGTATTGTTATTTATTGTTAGTGGTCCTATTGCCATAGTTTTAGAAAAGTTTAGACATTATATTGCATTGCCCGTCTACTGTTACGTTAGCATCAGGCGCGACAGTGCTGTATGTTGTGGTAGAATAAACGATTGTAGGTGCGGTAGATGATAGACTGTTGGTGGCATTTATTTTAATTTGATCTAAGAATATATCTCTTGTTGCAGCAGCGGCATCAATAGAAATACCAGTTCCGCTTGTTGTTAATCTTAAGTTTCGTAAGACCGGAGCATTAGTTCCTGAGGTGTATGCAAAAATGATGCACGGACTAGGACTAGATGAGTTGTTGTTTAAGTTGACTCCACGATATGAAAATCCAGTATGATTAACAACGCGAATAGTTGCATCTGAGGAATCTCCTACGACAGTCCATATGTCCATAGTAACAGCTCCACTAGTATTGCAGTTTAAAAATTGTTTACATGACGCGGTGTGGGAACGGCGAATTACCAGTGTTCCACTTCCTGTCAACACAAATCCGTCTGTTGTAGATGCTACAATACTCGCAAAACTTGTATTTAATGTGCCTCCAGATATTCTAAATAGTGTGTCTGTTGAGGTGCTTGTAATACTCTGATATTCTAAAAATAGAGTTCCATTTGATTGTGTTAGTATGTCTGCTGTACCACTTAACGTAAATTGAGCAAATCCATTAACCGTTTTAGTTTCATTTGCAGTAAGAGAAAATGCAACTGTATTGC